TGGACAAAGTCGGAGCCTGACTATAGATGTCTCTTACCTTATAAATTTTACTTTGTAATAATGGGTCCCATATTATGATTGGGTCCCATATTTCAATATGGTCCCATATTCATGAATTATCATCATAAATTATATTCCTCGTTAATTTCCATCGAAAGTAAGCAGTTCTACATTTAGATTTACAGAATTTTTGCCAAGCTCGTTTAGGTATAAAGGATTTACTACAAAATTTACAGTTCTTTTTTATAATATTATTTTCTGATATAATAATTTTTTGGTCTTTATCGGGGCTATCCATTCGGCTACCTTCCTTGGGAAATGCGTTCCTAGGGCCAGTGTAACGCATTTCCCGCCTCCCTGTCAAGAGGGAAGGTGTGGTAAAATGGGGCTGCGGTCAAGGTGTATAAAAAGACTAATACTATGGAAATTAATCATGGAAATTAACAGACGAACATTCTTTTTTCTAGGATTTAGTTTTGCTATTGCCAAGACTTTAGGAATGTATGTTCCGTCTGAAGAAATTTATAAACCTTCAAAAGCACAAATTGATTTCATGAAATCTTATGAACCTAGAATTCTTTATGGTGGTAATGTTGGTGGTGGAAAGACAATTAGAATGTTGGAATTAAACAATGCCATTAGGAATAGTATCAGATTCGGATTTCAATAAAGAACTTGAAGTTTCTGAGTCTAAACCAAAACAAAACAATGGTTCTACTAATGGACGAGTAGAACAATTACCTGCACGCGGTCGTGGGCCAGGTAATATTGAAGTTCCTCAATCAATTAAACAACTCATTGGAGTTAGTTCAATTGAAGATGGCCGGGCCGAGTCACTTCAATTAGCTGAAAGATTTAGTATCAGTCCTTCCTCAGTTTCGGCCTATACTAACGGAGCTAATTCTACTGCAACTTACGACAAACCTAATTCTGAACTGAAAAAAGTTAATGATGGTATAAGAGAAAAGATTACATCTAAAGCGCGTTCCCGCCTACTGAAAGCCATCAATCATATCACAGACGACAATTTAAAAGGTTCCAAGCCAAGAGATTTAGCGGCTATCGCTAAAGATATGTCTGCTGTAGTAAAGAATATGGAACCTGATTCTAATTCAAATTTAACTAATTTGAATAATCCAACATTTGTAGTATACGCGCCTCAAATTCGCAGAGAAGAAGTTTACGAAACGATTCAATTGCAAGAGTAAATTTCGCCGGGTATATTGGGGTATTAATTAGGTTCGGGGGAGTCTAATTAATTAGAAGTGATATATCCGGCGAAAAACAGGAGTAGACAATGCCAGATACAGTGACTCTAACTGCTCCAACATTAGGACCAGCAATCAATCCTACTTCTTTAGTATTCAATAATGTTAGAGAAGTAAATCTTCAGTTTGATAGAAACGTGATTGAAGTTGTTCATGGTGTTCCTCCACGAACTACTCACCTAGATGATGCTCCAATACATGGAGGGGTTAGTTACACTGTAAATGCTGACAATACAGTTAGTGTATCAGTTAGCTGGTCATAATCATGGCATACCTAACTTTACTCACTATCGGTCCAGTTCACGATATTCTTCAAAATATCGTGTATGCGTTACCTGCTCGAAAAACACGTATGCAGGCTGATGCTGTAGTTGAGACTAGTCTTCAATCAACTACTGGATTTACAGCAGTCGCGGCATCAACTACTGGAGTTGAAACATCAGCATCATTCGTTCGTTGCACTACAGCTAATACCAAGATTAGTTTAAAAACATAATGGAATCAATGTTAGATTCTGAATTTGTAAAATGGTTAGCTACATTAGGTATTGGAGGTATTTTAGCAGGTTTCATGTTTATCTTTTATAGAAAAGATATTAAACAATATACTGAATTATGGAAAATAGTTACTGAACAATTAATTATAAATCTTAAAGAAAATACAATCTCAAATACAAAACTTATTACTATGTTAGAACATCATGAACTTAATTCTTTGAGAAAATCCGATATTTTAGAAATGATTGAAAAGATAAATAGTGATAAAAAATAGAATAAAACATAGGAGATTCAGGAAATGTTAAAAGGTTACAAGACTTATATTGTTGCCATTCTAGCAGGTTTAGTAGCTGCTGCATATACGCTAGGTTATATTGATGAACAGACACGCGATACTCTACTTGCATTACTAGGTGCGGGTGCTCTAGGAACAGTCGCTGCGAAAATTAATCGCATCGGTAAGAAAATTGAATAAAATGAGAAAACTATTTTTAGTTTTAATTCTGTCAATTCCTTCAACTACATTTGCACAGGATTATCGTGTAAATGAAGAACGAAATCTTGCTTGGGATTATACTCAAGCTAATATTGATGTTAGTCAAACAATTAGATTTGAAGTTAGATTAGATTCAGGAATTTTCTTTGATACAGAATTACCTGTGTTACCACCTGGAACTTATGAATGGCCTTTACCAGAATTAACAGTAGGTGGTCATGTAGTAAGGGTGCGCGCTTGTAATTCTCTTGAGTGTGGTTCTTCTGCTATGTTAAGTTTTAATGTATTAGCAATGCTTCCACCTCCCCCTACTAATCTTCGTATTCCTCCAGGCCAAGTAGTTTCAATTCCTAAAGCAATTCAATTAGCTGAATCATATTCTTTTGTTAGACGATTACATGGATTAAGTGAACCTGAAATGCGTATCTTGGCAAATAATTATCAGGGTGATTTTACTTATGGTAACATAATGAATTATCTTGATGAGAGCTTTACAAGATTAGGTCGATAGTGGACTTTCTTATACCTAAAAATCTATCAGGAGATAGACTTGAATGGCGTCCTAACAGGAAACAAGCTGAGTTTCTTTCTATTCCCTGGAGTATTAAAGAAGGATTATATGGAGGTGGAGCAGGTTCAGGTAAGTCTGACGTATTATTAATGTATGGAATTGTTCATCGCTTGCATGAGAATCCTAGATTCAAGCAAGTAGTAATGCGAAGAACAATGCCAGAACTGAAAAGGGAGATTGTTCCACGTTCTAGAGACATCTATAGAAAATTTGGTGCTACCTTCAACGGAACTGATATGTGCTGGACATTTCCGCGTCCAGACCAATATGGTTCAGGAATGAAAAATGAAGGAGCAATGATTTTCTTAGGTCATTGTGAGGAAGAAAAAAATGTTCACATCTACGATACAATGGAAATCTCTTTATATACACCTGATGAAATAACTTCATTAACTGAATATATTTATTTATATATAGCATTTGAAAGAAACCGCGCACCTAAAGACTCTGGTTTGCCCAGTATTACCAGAGCAGCAGGAATGCCATCAGGAGTTGGACATACATTTACCAAGAAACGCTTTGTTGACCCCTACAAAGCTGGTGGAAAAATTATTGTAGGACGCGGTGGGAACAAGAGAATTTATATACATGCGACTCTAGAAGATAATAAAGATTACATCGACCCTAGTTATTCTCAATCATTAGATGGTAGACCTGAAGCTGAAAGAAAAGCTAAGAAGTTTGGTGATTGGGACGCGTATCTTGGATTAGTATTTGATGAATTTAGAGATAAGAAATATCCTGATGAACCTGAAAATGCATTACATGTAATTGAACCTCATGAAATACCTAATTGGTGGCCTAAAATAATTATAGGTGATTGGGGATACCGTGCATTATGTTATTTGGGATTTTATGCTATTACACCAAATAAAAGAATAATTCAATATAAAGAATTAGCTTGGTTAAAAACTAAAATTAGTGAATGGGGACCAATAGCGAAACAATTAATTGATAAAGAACAACCACGTATCATTAAATTTTGTCAATCAGCTAAACAAGATAGAGGACAAGAACAGACAATTCAGCAACAAATTTCAGAAGCATTAGGAAGAAATATTGAACTAACAGTAAATTCAGCAGGTTCTAGAGTAGCTGGTAAGATGTTACTCCATGAGAATTTAAGATGGAAACCAAAACCAATTATTCCTCCTGAATTATTACCTAATTTTGATAATGATTATTCTGAATGGGTTTACAGGAATAAAGGTGAGGATGAATACAAAGCATACTTAAGTTTATTTAAATTACCTGAACCCGAAACTAATATTCCTAAATTATTAATATTCAGATGTAATGATGAAAGAAGTCATGAAGGTCATCCTAATTGTTGTCCATTAGTTATTGAAGCAATTAAAGCATGTAATTATCCTGAAAAAACTATTGATGGAAAACCAATTGAAGATGTAGCTGAATTCGATGGTGATGACCCATATGATACTACAAGATATGCATTAGATGCTGCTGAAAGATTTTTTGGAGATGCTAAAACTGAATTTAAGAAAATTCAGGAACAAGAACGAATGTTAGAAATTCTTCGTAGAACTAATGATTGGACCGCGTTCTATAGGAATATGAGTAGAATTGAATCTGACCAGAAATTACCTCAATCAATTCGTCGGTATGCTAGGAGACATTGATGTTAAAGCAACTCTTATACAAACTATTTGGATTAGAAGACCCTCCATGCAGTTCATGCGAAATTCTTCGTCATGAATTAGAAATGATGCGTGCTGAGCGTAATCTACTTTTAGATAGATTACTTGAACCTAAATCAGAAACTACGTCTGTTAATCAAGTAGTAGACCCAATTAGACCAGTTCCTACATCTTCATTCATGCCGTGGCGCGTGCGTAAACAAATACTTGAAGATGAAAGTAGACAGAAAGCTAGAATTCTAAGTAAATTTGAAGTTGAAAATAAAGAAATCACAACTGGAGATAAGACTGCTGAATTAGAGAAAGAACTTGGAGTAATTGAGGATGCCACAAGACCAATCTAGTCCTAGTCCTGGTTTATTAAGAAGATTACTAGGTTCATTAGGAATCAATCCTGTTTCTGAAGACTTAAACCAGAAATGGCCTGAGTTACAGAAACAATGGATTGGTCAAGAAATGGAATCTCCAGAAGCTACGTCGCGTGTTCCTAAAGTAATGGAAATGGGACCAATATCTAAATTTCTTACTGGTGATGCATACGCGGCTACTGGTCCATTCGGAACTATTGCATTAAATAGAGAAGCTATTGAAAAAGAAAAACAAGATTTAGGAGATGTGTTGGCGCATGAATTAGGTCATGTTGAACAAGGTCCATCTGCAATGATAAAGCAATTTTATCAGGATATGGAAAGAGGACCAATGGTTAAGGAAGCATTTAGACCGCGTAGAAAAAAAGATATTTACTTGAGGCCAAAATAATGCCACCTGATTATACTGGAACTCCTATTACTACGGGAATGTCTAGGCAGGTAGCTATTGACAGAATGAATAGATTATTAAATAGAAATATGTCTGAACCCGAAATTCAAATAATTAATAATTCTCTTGGTGGTGTTGGAGAAAATGTATCTGAAGAACAGTTTAATCAAGCTGGAAGATTAATTAATCAACAAGGTAGTAAATTTGGTTTAAATTTTAGACCTCAATATCCTAATTTAACTCCAATGCAAACTCCCCAAACAGGAGGAATTGGACCACAGCCAGAAACTTTAAAAAAATTAATGAATAATCCTAGTCCAATAAATCCTGAAATAACTCAATCTAGTATGCAGTCAATTTCTACTCCCGGTGGAGATATGTGGGGTAATTTAAGACAGAAAAGACCGGGGTATGTATAATGCCAGCCAAAAGTGCTAAACAGTATAAATTCATGCAAATGATGGCCCACTCACCAGAGAAAAAGAGAAAAACTGATGCAGGACCATCACCAGAAGTAGCTAAGAAGTTTATTAATGAAACTTCACCTGAAAAGAGAAAGATGTTTGCTAAAGGAAAGAAATGAAATTTAAAGTAGGCAAACATACTTTAACTGAAGAAGACATCGCTGCATTGAAATCGGTTGTAGACCATTTCGATAAAGAAGAATTTGCTGTTCGTGAACGTCAAATTATTACTTGGCGTAAATTAAAATTAATGTGGGAAAATTTACATAATACTTACTATGATTCTGTGGCGCATGATTGGAGATTACCACCATCGACTGATGATTCAAATACTGACCAAGAATTTTATGATAAGCCAATCAATATATTTCGAGCTTATCTTGAATCAATTATTGCTGCTCTTTCTGCTACAGTTCCTGCAATTAAATGTTATCCAGATGATGCAGAGAATCCATTAGACTTAGCTACTGCTAAAGCTGGAGATAAAATTGCACAACTAATTTTCAGGCATAATGATTCTCCTTTACTTTGGGTTCACGCGCTTTACATCTATTGCACTGAAGGATTAGTCGCGTGCTATAACTATTCTAAATCAGATGAAAAGTATGGAACTTATAAAGAAAATAAATATGAGGATTTTGAAGAAAATCATGAAGTAACTTCATGTCCTACATGTGGATATGAATTTGAAGATAATGTAGTTACTGAACCATCTATCCCAGAAATGGGACCAGAAATGGAAATGTGTCCTGAATGTCAAACTGGTGTGATACCTAATGTTGAACAGAGAACTGAAGTAATCACTAGATTAGTTGGAATTACTGAACATCCTAAATCACGTCAATGTATGGAAGCGTATGGTGGACTTTACGTTAAGGTTCCTAACTACGCGAGAAAACAAGCTGATTGTCCATATTTAATTTTTAGTTATGAAACTAATTATGTTTTAGCGCGTGAAAGATATTCAGATGATAAAGAATTAAGAGATATGATTGGTCCTAGTGGACCTAAAGAAGAATATGAAGCATGGGCACGACTTTCATCTCAGTATGATGGAGATGAACCAGTTGATACAGTTACATGTAGAAATGCATGGTTAAGACCAGCCGCGTTCCAAGTTCTTGATAATGAACGATGTGATAGATTAAAGAAAATATTTACTAATGGTGCTAAGGTAGTTCTAATTAATGATACGTTTTGTGAAGCTGAGAATGAATCTCTAGATGACCATTGGACTCTTACTCATAATCCATTATCTGATTATATTCATCATGACCCATTAGGTTTACTGTTAGTTTCTGTTCAAGAAATTCTCAGTGATTTAATTTCATTGATTCTTCAAACCATTGAACATGGTATACCTCAAACATTCGCTGACCCTGAAGTTCTTAATTTTAATGCATATGGTCAAACAGAAGTTACACCCGGTTCCATTTCACCTGCCAAACCAAAATCAGGCAGGCAAATGAGTGAATCATTCTATGAGGTTAAAACTGCTACTTTATCTCAAGAAGTTTTACCATTCGTTAATTTAATTCAATCACTAGGTCAAGTTACATCAGGTTCACTACCTTCATTATTTGGTGGTCAGATGGAAGGTAGTAAAACAGCGTCTGAATATTCAATGTCACGTAGTCAGGCGCTTCAGCGTCTACAGACTATTTGGAAAGTCTTTACTTTTTGGTGGAAGAATATCTTTGGAAAAGTTATTCCTCAATACATCAAAGAAGTTAAAGATGATGAACGCGATGTTGAACGCGATAACTTAGGGAATTTTGTTAATGTTTTTATTAGAAAATCTGAATTAGAAGGAAAAATTGGAAAAATTGAACTTGAAGCTAATGAAAATCTACCAATGTCTTGGCAGCAGGTTCGAGATATTCTAATGAAATTAATGGAAATGCAGAATCCTATTTTCTTGCAAGCTATGATGGCTCCTGAGAATCTACCTATTATTCGTGAAGCACTTGGATTAAATGATTTCTATATTCCTGGTGAAGAAGACATGGAGAAGCAGTATGAAGAAACTCAATTACTGCTTAACTCCGAACCTATACCTAGTGGTGTAGATGAAATGGGACAACCTACTGAAGCTCCATCAGTAGATATTGACCCTGAATTTGACAATCATCAGATTCATTTTGAATTAGTTCGTAAATGGGTAGTTAGTAGTGCAGGAAGATTAGCTAAAAATGAAAATCCTCGTGGTTATATGAATGTATTATTGCATGGTCGTGAACATAAAATGATTATTGACCAACAAGCAATGATGCAACAACAGCAGGCTGAAATCCAGCGCGGTGCTCCTGGTAGAAAGCCTAATGAATTAAAACAAGAAGCACCCATTACTGGAGATAGCAATGTTCAAACTACTCAATAGTATTTTAACTTTATTCTATAATCCTCCTGATACCGAAATAGGTGGAGTTCCTGAAAGTAAAGAATTATCTGAACAAGAAACTTTTGAATTATTAGATACTGATGAAAAAACTGAGGAAGAAACTTTAGAATTAGAACCTAAAAAAGAATCTAAGAAGGATGATGAAGATGATGAAACTAAAGAAAAAGATGATGATGAAGAAAAAGAAGAAGATGAATTAAAGGAAATTGAGGAGGAATTAGAAGAAACTCCTGAAGAAAAACTGGAACTAATGACTCCAGTTCGGCGTAAAGAAATTCTTGCTAAGTTTCCTAGATTATTCAAAGAATTTCCTTATCTTGAAAGTGCTTATTATCGAGAGCAGGAATTTACTCAATTATTTCCAAGTATCGGTGACGCTAAAGATGCAGTGAAGAAAGTAGAAACACTTGATAAATTTGAACAAGATTTACTTTCTGGAAATACTGAAAATGTATTGAAACTCGTTAAACAACATGATGAGAATACATTTAATTCTATTGTAGATAATTATCTTAGCACTTTAGCTAAAGTTGATAAGGACGCGCATCTTCATGTAGTGGGAAATATTATTAAAGATACTATTGTTACGATGATTCAGGAGGCGCGTGCTAGTGATAATGATGCACTGAAAAATGCTGCTGCGGTTCTGAATCAGTTTGTTTTTGGTAGTTCTACATTTACTCCTAAACAATTACTAGCTAAGGAAGATACTAGAGAAAATCCAAAGGAAAAAGAATTAAAGGAACGTGAACAGAAAATTCTAAAAGAATCATTTGACCGAAGTAAAACTGAAATTAATACTAAAATTGATACTGTATTGAAAGGAACTATTGAAAAGTATATTGACCCTAAAGAATCAATGACTGATTATGTTAGACGTAATGCGATTAGAGAAGCAATGGAAACTACTCAATCCATTATTAGTCGTGATAGTCGTTTCCGTGGTTTACTTGATAAACTTTGGGAACGCGCGTTCAAGGAAAACTTTTCGACGGAATCAACAGAAAGAATTCGACAAGCCTATCTTTCAAGAGCCAAAACAGTTATGCCTTCTGTCATTAAAAAGGCCAGAAATGAGGCTCTTAAAGGTTTAGGCAAGCGCGTGAAGGAAGATGAAGAAGAAGTAGAAACAGAAACACCGAAAAAAGGTCCAGTTCCTCCGGGTCGCTCCACAACCCCTGATAATCGTGGATTTAAGGGAACCACGGATAAGGAGAAAGCAACTAAAATTCCATCGGGCATGAGTGCATTGGACTATCTCATGCAAGATTAGGAGAGTAACAGTGGCAGTTGTGGAGTCTCAAGTAGCAGCGTTAGAACTTGAGAGAGTTCTACCGAAAGTTCGCGTGCTATTTGAACGAGATGATAAGTTCTACGCAACAATCGCTAAACGACCTGCGGAGAAAGTATCAAATCGTCAAATGCGCATTCCACTGGAGTTACGTCCTGGAGGTAATTTCCAGTATTTTAATCCTGATGGTGGTGACTTAGGCCGTGGTGGTGGTCCCACTTGGGATAAGGCTGTAGTTAGTGCTGTATTCATGTCAGAAGCAATGGAATACACTAAACTAACTCAGTGGTCAACTGATGATGCTCGTAAATCAGTTCAGAATGCAGTTAGACGTTTAACTGCTTCTGCATTGAATGAAATTCGTCGTCAGTTAGATGCTCAGTTGATGCAGCCTGGTAATGGTGTAATTGGCACTATTAGTGCTGTATCTACTTCAGCAGGTTCCGATACCCTCACATTAGGAACTGATGGTTTCGGAGCGCGTCTCATTAGGTTTGGTCAGCAAGTCCAAATCTTTGATACAACACTAGCCACTGACCGTGGTTCTACCGTGGTCACTGGTTATGATGTTGCAAATAAACAAGTGACAGTAACTCCTTCAGTAGCAGGAACAGTTGCTACTGATTTGATTGTTACTGAAGGACTTTCATCTCCTACATCGCTTCCGGCGTTGTTTGGAGTTCCTTATCATCACTCAAATGCTTCTACTGGAACTTGGTTAGGATTCAGTAGAGTAACTACTCCTGAAATTCGTTCTAATCGTGTGAATGCTGGTGGTGCTGGTCTTACACTACCACTTCCGCGATTAGCAATGAATCGCATTGGTGACAGAATTGGCGATGATGCCATGTTTAAACCTGTCGCCTGGATGCATCCTGCACAACAGCAGGCATACGAGGAAATTGGTCAGCTTGTTACCACATTAAACCAAATGCCCGGTAAACAGGGTGAGTTGGATATGTATTTTGGTGGCAAGATGAGTATGGCTGGTGCTCCAGTTAAACGTCATTTTAACTGGGACAGAACCCGTATTGACTTCATTGTGGAGCAAGTATGGGGACGTTCAGAGATTCTTCCTATTGGTTTCTACAAAACTGATGGAAGGCATATCTTTGAGATTCGTGGAGCTTCAGGTGGTGTTACTACATCTGAAATCTTCTACATGGTGGTAGGGATGCAGACATTTGTCAATAACCCTGCTGCTACTTCTTACATTGATAATCTTGCTGTTCCAGCAGGATACTAAGGAATCTAGGAGGTAGGAGGATGATTCCTGGTTTAACGACGAAACTTTCGGAAGAAGTAATTGCTTCGGCAGCTACTATCTATCCGAAAACAGACTTAGTTCGAGTCACTGGAACAACGAATATTGCTACTATTACTCCTGCTTTTGGTGGAGGATTTAGTGGTATTTTATTTGTTGTTCCTGTTGATGGAACAGTTAATACTGTTACTACAGGAAATATCTTAGTAGCAGTAGCAATGCCAGTTAATCGAGCAACTTTATTAGTGTATAGTAAAGTTGCTAATAAATGGTATCCAGGCGCAATTAGTTAAAGGAGTTGAAAATAACAATGTCAGATTTACTTCATCAAAATCTGGCAACAGTTCAGAGTCAGGCACAACCAACTCCTAAAACTGTTGCCTCGGCTACCACAATTGCTCCAGAAACATTCATTACGTTTGTTACTGGAACAACTAACGTAGCTCAAATCACTCCACCTGTCACCGGACAACATATGCTGTGTTTAATTTTCACAGATGGTGCTCCTGGTGACCTTACAACTGCAGGAAATATCTTGGTAGGGACAACTACAGTAGTACAGAACGCTCCTGTTTTACTGTTCTATGACCCTACTCAAGCAAAGTATTATCCAAAGTAAACTGGATGAAAGATGGTGGGTTGAAATATACCCACCATCTAGTTTTAATATGAATCTAGAACGAGCATTAGAAATTGATGGTTGGATGGCACCAGATGAATTACAATGGTTAGCTGAAACTGCACATAAGTCAAAAACTATAGTTGAATTTGGTTGTTATAAAGGTCGCTCAACTCGTGCTATGGCAGATAATTTACCTATTTTTGGTAGAATATATGCTGTAGACCCTTGGAATGGAACTTACTATAGTGATAATGGAAATGTTCATGAAGGAATTAATACTGATGTTTATGATGAATTTGAGAATAATTTGAGAGACCATATCATTGCTGATAGAGTGGTTCCATTTAAAAGTTATTCTAAGAATTTTTTAAGAAATATTAAAGCTGATTTTGTTTTTATAGATGGAGACCATAGATTTTTAGAAGTTTTAAATGATATTAAAATTGGATTAGGTTTATTGAAAGATGAAGGAATTATAGCAGGACATGATTTTATTCATACTGCTGATTGGCCTGGAGTAAGAAAAGCAGTTGAACAAATTTTTGGTAAGGATATTAAACTAGTTAACAGTATTTGGTGGAGACAAGAATGAAAGTATTAATCGGAGTTCCTACTGCGGAATATGCGCGTCGAGCAGATTTTTATGATTATTTCAATATGCTTGAAAAACCTGAAGGAACTATTTGTACTTTTTGTCATGGTCAGTCGCCTGCACGCAATCGAAATCTAATCATTCAGCAGGCATTAGACCATAATTGCACTCATGTCTTTTTTCTAGATGATGATGTTGCATTTAAACCTGATATTCTAATGAAATTATTAGACTGGAATGTAAACATGGTAACTGGTTTATATTTAATGCGTAATTATCCTCATCGTCCTATTCTATTTGATTATGCAAATAATAAAGGTGAATGTCATCATGTTACTCTAGAACGACAAACTGGATTAATTGAAGTAGTAAATACTGGACTAGGATGTGTTCTAATTAATACCGAAGTATTCAAGGCAATGGAAAAACCTTGGATTACATTAGGTGAACTTGAACGTGACCATTGGTGTGATGACATTAGTTTTTTTAATCGAGCGCGTGTCGCTGGATTTAAATTATATTGTGATTTTTCTATTCTAGTAGGTCATTTCGCATCTGTTACAGTTTGGCCTAACATGATTGATGGAAATTGGATGACAACTTATGATAGTCATGGTAAAGGTCAAGTAACATTTCCTCAATATAAAGAGGAAAAGTATCATGAAACTGTTCAAAAATAGTAATTCAGTAGATTCAATTAATTCTCAATTAATTGACTTGTATGGTATTGATACTATCACTGGAGACCCAATATGGCGCGTCCAATGGAGTGAATATACTGAAAAACGAATTACTAAATTTACTGAGGCCGGAGTAGAACTTCTACATCCGGCCCTAATTGAACATCGAAAATATAATTATATTAGAGATAGATGGGTTTTGGAAAATTTAGTTTTAGTTCCTGATTATCAACAAGCTGAATTAGCAGGTATTAAAATATCTTATGAACCTATTTGGACTTTTGAAGATAAGGATGATAATCCAGTATTTCCAACTTTAATTGGATGTCAGTTTATCATTAATTTGATTCAATCAGTTCGTGGTAAATCAAATATGGCTAAATATGTTAATAATGAGGAAGGAACTAAGGAGGAAATTGAGAAATCAACTGCTCAAATATATGAAGAATTATATGGCAATGAAACTCCGGTAACAGATGCGCTTGCTTATAAGACCGGCGTAGTTAATCCATATTGGGGGAGAGAAAGACCATGAGTATCGTTGGTGAATTTCCAGGATTAGAATCACATAGACGACAGTTTCGCGCACCTGTCAATCCGTTAGACAAATCAACTGTTGTTTCTATTCTACCTAAATTTATTCGTGAATTTAAGGCTACTATTTTTCCAGGAACTTTTGAGTTAGAACCTGGTTCTTATGATAAGCCTTCTATTCTAGTAATTTCATCTTCTAGTTGGTGGAAAGATGTAGGTGAAGACCAACCATTACTTGAAATTCCTCAAAGTAGCATTCAAGTTGCAGATTCTATTGTAAATGATTACTGCAATAGTTGTCTTGGCAGTGATATGGTAGATTCTATTCCAGGATTGTTTTTTGTTCCAGGAGCTATTACAGTTAAAGATTTGAGAGAACCCAAACTTAAACCACATCTTGATAGGGCCAAAGCACGTCAGGATAATTGGTATAGAATTTTAGTAAAACTAGCTGATGCATTTTGGGCGCGAACTAATGGTAATCCATTAGCTATCTCTGATGACATGAGATTAGCTGCGCGTGAACTTGGAATTAAAGATAAGGATTGGTTGAAAGATTACCAGCAAGAAGGAAATGAACGGTGTCCTGCTTGTGGAACTTTCAGAAATCCAAACTATCCTGTTTGTGCTAATTGTCATGCGGTTCTTGATATGAAGAAGGTTCAGGAACTCGGAATTAAGTTTGCGGAGTAATTGTGGCTACACCTGATTTTACAGCTGGCAGCATAATGGATTCTTCGGCTGCACTATTAAATGATAGTGTTAAGGAGAAATATACTTATGTTGTCCAGCTCCCTTATCTAAAAATTGCATTAACTGAACTTAGGGAATTATTTGAATTAAATAATCTTCCTATTACTAATGCAACTTCATCTATTCTAGTTGTTCCAGCAGGAACTGTTTTAGTTGGATTTAATACTAGTCCTGCATTACCAACTAATTTAGTAGAAATTCAAAAGTTATGGGAACGCGAATCTGGTGTAGGTGGTTTCGTTCCCATGACTAAAAGAGAGTTTCTACCAGCATGGGACCCTACTGAAACTACTAGCGCGTTTGATATATGGTCATGGCAACAGAATTTTATTAATGTTTTACCATCTAGTAGGATAAATGATTTAAAAATGGATTACATAGCACAATTATTTAATACTACTATTGATGAAAATTCTAACATTGGAGTAATTGATGCTCAGAATTTCCTATGGTATAGAACTGCTGGCTTATGTGCTGAATACATAGATGAGGATACAGACCGTGCAGATAGATTAAATAGTAATGCAGGAGGAGCATTAGATAGAATCACTGGAATTAAAAATAAAGGAAAACAATCAATAATCACGCGACATAAACCATTTAGGGCTGGTTATAAAAGACGTGGTAGACTGGCATGAGAGGACATGAACCAGTAGCTATAGAAAAATTTAATGGTTGGTGGGCTAAGGGGAATCCCGAAAAAACTCCTTTAGACCATTTCTCTGACTGTGAAAATATCCGTTACACAGAAGGTGGATTTGCGACTAGATATGGATTAGATGCGTATGAAGGAACTGTCGTTCCACTAGGTAATGTAGTTCGTATTTATAATTTTATTACCCAAGATAAAAACACACTTCTTGTTCTAACATATGATGGAACTGATGGTAAAATTTATCATGTAGTAGATAATACAACTGTTTTAGGTCCAATTCTTACTATAGTAGGCATGGAAGATTTTGCTATGCTTCCATATGCTGGACGCGCTTACATTACTCCATTCAAATCATTCATTACAGGTGGAATAACAATTGAGAAAGGAATGCAGAATCAATTTCTTTATGTATACAAAGGTGATGGAACGGCTGCAAGGAAAGGTGCTGGTAATCCTCCTACTGGGACTATTACTGTTGGCAATGGTGCTGCAGGTTTCACTGATGCCGGATTTCACTTGTTCGGAGTAGTATTTGAATCTGATACTGGTTGGTTATCTCAACCTGCTGCATTTGCTGGATTTACAACTAGTGCGGCTTTATCTGTTTCATTTAGTAGTGTTCCAACATCTTTACAATCTCATATAACTAAAAGACATATTGTTGCAACTAAAGTAATTACGAATTATAATGGAAATACTACTGGATATGAATATTTCTTTATACCTGGTGCTACTATTAATGATAATATTGCAACTACTCTTCCTAATATTTCATTCTTTGATGCTGATTTACTTGAATCAGCAGACCATCTTTTAGATAATTTTGCTGAAATACCTGCTGGAGTTGGTCTTAATTTATACCATGATAGATTACTTTTATGGACTACTTTTAATGATATTTCATTAGTTTATGCATCAGCTGTTGGAGAACCTGAAGCTATTAGTCAAGTTGATGGTTTTCTGTTAGTTCCTTTAGATGGAAATCCTGTAACTTATGCACAGGAACTCCGAGACGTTTTATATATAATGAAGCGAAACAGAACTGTTTCATTTGTTGATAATGATGATGAACCTGCTACATGGGGACCACCGACAGTAGTAGACCAAGCTATTGGATGTGGTGTTCACGGTGTAGCGACTGTAATTGATTCAGGTGGAACTAATGTTGATTATTTAATAGTCGCGTCCTTTGTAGGTATTATAATTTTCAATGGTAAATATATACTTCCTGAATTATCATGGAAGATTAGTAATGCTTGGAAACTTCAAAATAAAAATAATTTTAGATATATTCAAATTCTAAATGACCCTATTAATCAAATAATTTATTGCACATTACCAGACCGTAGACTTTTAATTGGGAATTATGTTTATGGTATGGACCCTCAACATATTCGATGGGCACCAAATCGTTTTGATGTTAAAGTAAATACAATAGCACTTGTAAATATCAATGATTTAATTATTGGTGCCGAGGGTAGGTTAGTATGGCCTTAATAGTTCCAAACGTTGCTAAGAATGATGACCTTACGGCTATTCTTAATGAAGTTTTGACTTTAAAATTATATAGTAATAATAAAGTTCCGGCAGTAGGTGACACTGCTGCTAGTTATACTGAAGTTTCAGGTGGTGGTTATGCTGCTAAAACATTACTAGTAGCTAATTGGTCTATAACTGAAGCTAATCCATCCGTTGCTACACAAGCTGCTCAAGATTTTTCATTCACTGGAGCAACTGGAGCACCCGGAACTATATATGGTTATTTTGTAGTTAATGCATCTAATATAATTCGTTGGGCTGAAAGATTTGAAGAATCAGTTTTACCCTTCAGTCCTGTTGCTGGTTCATTAATTCGTGTTACTCCTAGGATTAGTTTGGCATGATTAATGCTTCTGGGACGCGCACGGTATCACCTATTGTAGCTAACGATGCTATTGATGTTCTATCATTAGCATGGGATAATAGGGGTCCGGGTCCACAGACTATCGTATTAATTTTTACTGCTCAAGGATTACCACCTAGTAATCCAACTATTACTCTACAAATTTTTCCAACTGGTGCCATTGCTGTAGGAACTGATAGTAGCGGAAATATTTCAGTATTAAAAACATTAACAAATACTGGTGATGATAAAAATTATAGTGTATCAGGTGGAGGAAATGTAAATCTTGCAGATGGTTTTTGGGATTCACAGTTACGCGCAATTCTAGCATATAATCCATCTGAAGCTCCAAATGCTGCGGTAACTTTTAATGTTCAAATTGGTGCTTTTGACCCTACAGACCCTGCCGAATTTACTTTGGACGCAACTTTAAATCCTCCAACTAATGTAGCAGCTACTGAACCAGTATATGACCCTGAATCTGGCCAATTTACTTTTACATTATCATGGGACAATAATGAATTATTACCTGTAGTTATTATAACCGAACCTTCTCCTAGTGGTTTTCAGTATGTAGAAGGAAGTTCGCAGTCTCCAGCCGCAACATTTCCTGAAAGATTTACTAATGAAGAACCTCCTGTATCTACATGGATGTATACTTTTTATTATTATAGTTATACTCCAAGTCGTAGAATTTCACCTGCTTCTAGTGTATTAATTGTCAATATTCCAGGTGCTCCAACTCCTGATATTACTATTATAGGAAGTGGAGGAGTTACGTTAGGTGGAATTGCAACAGCAGTTTTCATTGGAGACCCTTCTGGTATTTATACATTGGAAGAAGGAAAACTACATGATACTATTATCAATAGAGTAGGTGCTACAGTTGAAGAATTAAATTTAGCTATTCCTAGACCATTTGTTAGAACTGGACCATTTTAATGCCTATTATTAAACATTGCACGGGTTTGGATATTCGCGTGCGTGGTTCAGGAAATTTATTGACTAAATTAATTAGTTTGGATGATTCGCGGAGTGAAGTTTTAGTTCCATTAGTTATGTCGGCTTTACCTGGAAGAACGAATATTATTAAATCTAATTTCACTGAGGAAAAAATGTATTTTGAGATTTGGACTGAAGAAATTGATGAAAAATTTGAAATAACTGACATCGTTCCTTTCGTTAAAGCGCGTGCAACTATGTATCCAAGCTAATGGCTACTCAACCTAGACTAGATAGACTAAAAGCTCAATTAGCTACATCGAGAGTAAAGGAAGCTGATTTTCCTTTATTTCAAGTTGTTACTCAATTGATTGATGCTATTCGTCAATTACAGTCTGCTACTGGAGAAGAAATAAGTGGGGTATCAGGTGGAGTAGTTACTTTATCAACTTTAAAATTTTTAACTCATGATAATGAATCTATTGCATTACCTAATAGTCGCCAGTTAATAGCAGGAGTTAATGTAATTTTTGATGATACTGTAGTAAATCAAAGAACTATAAATGTTCCAGATGCAATTGATAGAGAATGGTCAGTATTAACTGATGGTGATTTGGCTCAACCAGAATTAATTTTTGCTAATGGTGATGTTATTATGACTCATGTTCCTTAGCCATGCCATTCTCAAAAACTCGGAAAATAATTCAACGAGGAACTAGAGTTAATCAACCTTTAGCTAGTTCAGTCCAAGAGGGAACTCTTTATTATGTTACTGATGAAGATAAAGTTGAACGTTCAAATGGTTCTACTTGGGATGGTTATGGTAATGCATTTATAATAGGTGGTTCTAATACCCAAGTTCAATTTAATGATAATGGAGTATTAGGGGGTGATGCTGGATTAGTCTATGACAAAACTACTGACATTTTAAGTGCTACTGGAGGATATAAAGAACGAGGTAGAACGACTCCATTAGGGGAGTGGATTAGTGTTACTTATAGTGCAGGAAATTTTACCGCTAATGGTTCAATGACATGGACTGTTGACAGTGGAGACCAACAAACATATGCCTATATGCTTGTAGGAAAAACAATGATATTGGCTTTCTCTATCGTTACTACTACGGTAGGAGGAGTAGCGAATAATAGATTGCAACTAGCTATTCCAGGAGGATTTTCTGCTAAAAATGAGGCTTGGGTTCCTTATCGTTTGACAAATCCTGCAGCAGCTTCTAGTTTTTGTCGTGTTAGTGCTAGTGCAACTATAGTTGAGTTATTCAGAGATGCTTCCGCTGGTAACTGGACTCTTGGGACAGACGATACAAACGTAATGGGAACCATAACCTTTGAGGTGCTGTGAGTGAAAATTTTATCGTTAGTCACCATAACTTGTTTTATCGCTTTTCAGGGTTCAGACCCTAGTAATACTATTTTAGGTTCGAATGCACTTACTAATATTACTGCTGGATACGCTAATACTGCGGTAGGATTTAATTCTCTATATAACACCACTACTGGGAAATCTAATACCGCTGTGGGATATAAGAGTCTAGAATCAAATATTGATGGTGTTAATAATGTTGCTATAGGAGTAGCAGCATTGTCATTTGCCCAAAGTTCGGCAGGGAATACTGCATTAGGGTATCATACCTTACTTTTGACACAAGGTGAACATAATACAGCCGTTGGTTCACATTCAATAACATCTCTTGAAATGGGCTCATATAATGTTGCTGTAGGAAGCCAATCAATGAGACTTTTGAAAAATGCTAATCGGAATGTCGCAATAGGAGAACAGTCATTAGGTCAGAATGTTTATGGGTCTAATAATACAGCAGTAGGCTCTACTGCTTTATGGGCAATTCAAGGTGATAAAAATATTGGAATTGGCTGGAATGCAGGCACATCATTAATCAATGGTAATGGAAACGTTATTATTGGTGGATGTGATGGTTCTGTAATTGAAGGAAGGTCAAATCAAGTCTTAATTTGTGATGGATTTGGAAATATAAAATTGCATATTGATGAATTTAATAACCTCACAGTAGGTAGTGTTAGGTAATATATGCCAAATCTTGAAGACGTTTTATTAAGAGGGACGCGTGCAGCACAGCCACTAGCTACTGCTGTTCCTAGTGGAACTTTATATTTCGTTACAAATGAAAATGTAACAGAACAATCTAATGGAAGCGCGTGGGTATCATATTCAGGAGCAGGATTAGGTTCTGCTACTTTTACTGGATTAACTGACACTCCTAGTTCATATACTGGTCAAGCATCTAAAGCAGTTTCTGTTAAAGCTACTGAAGATGGACTAGAATTTACTACACCCGTCACCGGAGGAATAACCCAATTGACTGGTGATGTAACTGCTGGACCTGGTTCTGGTAGTCAAATTGCTACTATTCCAAATGCTACTATTACATATGCAAAAATACAAGATATATCAGCAGTATCTAGGTTATTAGGTAGGGGTAGTGCTGGTGGTGCAGGTGATACTGAAGAAATAACACTAGGTTCTGGTCTAGCTATGACTGGAACTGTATTGTCGTCATCAGGTGGTTCAGGTGATTGGACTACAATAAAAACTCAAGTTCTTGACCAAGATGTAGTTAATAGCAGTGTTCTTGTTCCATCAACAGACCTTATATTGCCTGTATTAGCAGGTGAAGCTTGGTTAGTTGAATTATTAATTTTATATTCTGCAACTGATGTTACCCGTGATTTTTTATGGGATGTTGATGTAACTGCTGGAACAATGCAAATTATTGGTTTTTATAATGCATTTGGAACTGCTGATGGTGCTAGTCTTTCTGGATTTGTTGGTGCTGCTGTTACTAGTATTACAGATATAGGAATAGGGGTAGCAGTTTCTCATGGTATAAGAGTATTCAGAGCTGTAATGACAGTAGTATTTTCAGCAAATGCTGATTTTCGTTTTCGTTTTGCAGAATTTAGTCCATCGGCTTCTACAGAAGCTCGTTTAAGAGCTGGTTCTATTTTACGTGGTAAAAAGATTGTATGACATTAAGAGAAAAACAATCTATATTCGTTCGATTAGTAGCCAAGTTAATTAATTTTGCTTATATGCAAGATTATGAATTAACTTTTGGTGAAACATATCGTAGTCCTGAAGAATCATTAAGACTATATAATTTAGGTAAGGGTATTAAAAATTCTTTACATACACAACGATTAGCAATTGATTTGAATTTGTTTAAAAGTGGAAAATATTTAGTATCTACTGAAGACCATAGACTACTGGGTGAATATTGGGAATCATTATCTACTAATGAATATGAATGTGTTTGGGGTGGTAGATTTAGTGATGGAAATCACTATAGTATTAAGCATGGCAATAGGAGATAACGACAATGCCTATATATTCTTCACCTCCTACACGTAATCCATTATGGGATAGAGAACAGTCAAGAACTACCTCACGACCTCAGATTAGACCTACTAGTTATGATGTAAGAGCTGGTGGCAGAGGCGGTGGTATGTCTGTGCCAAATTGGTTGCCACCTACACCATCACCTACATCAAATCAGGGTGTAGTTCCATCTCAATCTAGTAATTTATATAGTCAGGCTGCCGGTCAACAAGCAGGTGACTATCGTAATTTATTTTCTAGATATGAAAATCTTTTAAATCAACCTGGTTCAACTTATACTGATTATTCTCCAGAAAGATTAACATATACAGAATCACCTGAAGCACAAACCTCTCTCAATCAATTATCAGAATTAGCTAGAACTGGAGGATTAGGTGAAGAAGAACAGGCTAATTTAAGAGCACGCGGTATTTCACCTATTCGTTCTGTATATGCTAATGCATTACGTAATTTAAATAGGAGACGAAATATTGCTGGTGGATACGCGCCCGGATTAGCTGCTTCTACTGCTAGAATGGCACGCGAACAAGGAGAATTAGCTGCTGGAGCTACAACTAATGTTAATGCTGAAATTGCTGAACAAATTAGACAAGGTAGATTAGCTGCTGCGCCTACATATGAACGAGCTACTGCTGATAGAACTGCTGCAATAAATAGGATTGCAGAACAAAATGCTGCTGCACGACAACAAGCTGAGGAATTCAATAGAACTCAATCATTGGCTACTGAAGAATCTAATAGAAATAGATTTTTAGAAGGAATGCGCGGTATGACTTCACTATATGGGACTACACCTGGATTAACTGAAACATTTGGACGACAAGTATTAGGAGAACAAGGTCAGGAACAACAGCAAGGTGAAACATTAATTAATGCTTATCTTAGGTCAATAGGGAGATAGTTATGTTTCCTGTTACTAGAACAAGAATGCAAAATATTTACGGTGGTAATAGGCCATCACGAAATTCATCGTTTGATGAATTCTTGTCTACTATTGCCCCACTTATTTCTGCACAAGATGCTACTACTCGTAGAACTGCGCGCGAACAACGCGGTTTTGCAGCAGGTGAAAAAGAAAAAGAAAGAGAATATGCTTCCAATGAGGCATTTAGGAATCGTGAGTTTCAAGAACGTAATAGAGTAGCTGATATTGCCGCCCGGCAAGCAGAACAACCTCCAATGAATACAAGGTTCCAACCATTCATTGACCCATTTAAGGAACGACAATTAGATATTCAGGAACAGCGAAATCTAATTAATCAAAATTTAGGATTAGAGCGAATCGCGTCCCAACGTGAATTAGGTGGTGAAAGGATTAATTTAGGTAGGGAACAAATTACATCTAAAGAAAAACTTGCTGATTTAAAGAATGCATCTACTGAACAAATTGCTGCTGCTAAAGCTGATTTAGAACGTGAATTATTAACTACTCGTGGAGTTCAATCAGCTAGTGCTATTGAACGAAGGGGAGAAATTCAGAAAGAATTAGCTAATATTAATAATGAAGCTAGGTTACGTCAAATTGAAGCTACGGGTGAACAACAAAGAACTACAGAAGCAGGTAGACCAGTTAAACCTGAATCAGCTACTCAAGAAAAAACTCGTCAACAATTAAAAATGAATCAAGTATTAACTCAACATCCTGAATGGAGAGATTATGTATCAATTAATCCAGATACAGGATTAGTTGAAGTTGCTGATGCTCAGAAAGGTGGATTTTTCAGTAAAGAATTCACTGATGAAACTAGGAAGGAAATTCTTAAAGCACTAGGATTTACTGATGAAGAAAAGAAAACTGATGAAACTACTGAAGAAAGACCAGAAGGTGTGCCTGCGAATTTCAAGCCAAGAAAATTAAAATCTGGCAGAATAATTTGGGAGCCCTAGTATGGCCCAACATTCATATCAATATTTCACATCAAAAGGTAAACCTTTCTATTCTGATAAAAAGTTATCTGATGATGAATTAGATGAACTTCTTTCAGAATTAGAGACTGAAGAAGTTCCTGAACCTATAATTGAACCTGTAGTTGAAGAATCTATTATTGAAGAACCTGAACCAGTAATTGAGGAAGAAGAACCATCTATGCTAAGAAAAGCATATAATTGGGCTGCTACTCCTACGGTAGATATACGCGGTTCGTTTAGTCCTGAGATGCAACAGGGAATGGAACTATTTTCTGAAGAACATCCTAATATTGGAGGTGGATTAAATTTTGGTATTGATGTTTTATCAGGTGCTTCATCTCCATTAAGTTTAGCTACTGCTGGTGCTGGTGCTTTAACTAGATTAGCAGGCAAACTTCCTCAAATTGCTAGAACTGGAGCTAGGACTATCGGTGGTGTTACGGCCGCGTCAGGTGGAGAAAGAATAATTAATGCTAAATCACCTCAAGAAGCTGCATTTGGGTTAGGTGAATTAGGAATTGGTTTATTAGGAGCGCGTGGGCCTAAAATTAAAGCTGGTAAACCTATTCCTAAACCAGATGATTTATTTAGTCCTGATGAATTAATGCCTGATAAAATAACTCCTAAATCTCCTGTAACCCAAGAATTTATGCCTGATATTAAAACTCCTGTTTCTAAGCCTGTTCCATCAACTAAGCCAATTTTACCGAGAGATTTAGCAGGAGCAAAACCACGATACAATTTAGCTGGCGAAGTGTATGAACCTATATTTGACAATGATTTAGATAAAGCATTGTATATTATTGCTCAAAAAACACCATCAAAGCGTGATTCTGATTATCTTGCATTCGTAATGGAACATACGGGATTAGATAAGGCAGGCGCAAGACAAGCTGGACTAGATACACGCGCTAAAATTGCTGCAATTATAAAAAAATCCGAACCTGGTGAAGTTCAACTGCCAACTTTATATGGTCAGGCAGGTAAAGCTGCTAAGCCTAGATTAAGAATAGAAAGAGATGGAACTTTTACTAATTTAGATACTGGTGAAGTTGTTCAACCAGGTCAAAAAATTCCTCCTAGTGAAACAGTAGAAATTCCACCTCCTCCAGTGAAACCTCCTAAACCACCTAAAGATTTTGAAGGTAAACCAGAAGATTTGCCTAAAGTAGATGTAAGGCGAACTAACTTACAAGAGGCTATTAATTTACCACGCGCTATTCAATCAGCATATGACCTATCTTTTCCCTTTAGACAGGGATTAGGATTAATTCATACTAAAGGATGGTGGACTAGTTGGAATTCAATGATTAAATCTTATGGCTCAGAAAATTCATTTAGGGGAGTTATTGATTCTATTCTTGAAAGACCCAATTATCTTTCAGTAAAAGATGCTAGTGGTAAAGTTCAAAAATCATTAGCTGAACGCGCTGGATTAGCTTTAACTGATTTAACTGAATTATCTAAACGTGAAGAAGCCATTATGTCTACTTGGGCTGAGAAGATTCCAGGTATTCGTGCATCTAATAGAGCATATACAGCATTCGCTAATAAACTGCGTGCTGACAATTTTGATTCATTAATTTTACAAGCTGAAAAGATGGGATTAGACCCTAAAAATAATGATGTATTATCTAAGCAAATTGCTAGTTATGTAAATAATGCATCAGGACGAGGTAGCTTAGGTTCCTTAGAAAAAGCTGCTGTGGAGTTAAATGGATTTTTCTTTTCACCTAGGTTAATTGCGTCTAGATTACAAATGATGAATCCAAAGAATTATATATTTTCTGAACCTATGGTAAGAAAACAATATCTTAAATCAATGATGGCTATGGCAGGAACTTGGACTACTATGGCTTCATTAGCTAAAATAGCTGGTGCTGAAGTTTCATTAGACCTCAACAGTGCTGATTTTGGTAAAATTAAAATCGGTGATACGCGATTAGACCCTGCTGGTGGTTTTCAACAGTATTTAGTTTTATTATCTAGAATGGCTAGTGGAAAATATACTACCTCTACTACAGGAAAAGAACATAAATTTGGTGAAAAATTTGGGAGTAAGACTAGGTTAGATACTCTTGCTGATTTTATTCAAAATAAATTAGCTCCAGTTCCTAGCTATGGAGCGCGCGCTGCCGAAGCTACTAGTTATAGACCATTTCAAGTGGGTGATGAAACTGTTAGAATGTTTACTCCTATTATTTTACAAGATTTAATTGAATTAATACAGGAAGACCCTGATTTAATTCCATTAGCTTTACCTGCTACTGCCATTGGAATAGGTTCTCAAACTTATGGTAGAAATAAACCTAAACCTTTAATCATTCCACCAGAATTTGATTTTCAGATTCCCCAGAGATAATCCATGCCAGAACCAATATTTCCTAGAAGTGAAATATCCAGAATAGCTCATCAAATAAAAGATGAAGACCCTGATGCATGGTATCATTGTCATGTATTAGGAGACCCTAAACGTCTTAATTATATGATTAAAGTAGGTAAAAAATGTTTTAGTGAATCTAATGGTTCTGTAAGTGGTAATTGGTCTAATGGTAACAAAAACAAGATGTCGGCTGATGGAATATCATTTTTGGCTGCTAATGGTAATTATTATTTTATTGATATAATTATTGGTGCTAAAGATAGACTTGATAGTCCAGAACCTACATTATCTGTGCATTCAGTAGGTGAAGAGGCATTATTAAGAGATGGTGCTGGTAATTATATTGGACGCGACGGATTTATTGAACTCAATGAATTTCCTCCTTATTTTGGTGGGGACGGTTTAGCTGATACTACCTTATTAGGTCATTCATTATTCTGGGGGTTAGGTGGGTATAAGAAATATAGACAACAATTAACTGAAAATTTATCTCATATTAAACATGATTTAGGTGCGGACTATGTTAGGTGGTTTTTTACTGTAGGAACTTTCGATGGTGGAATTGGCCAAGACCCATTTTCTGATATTGGAGCTTTCTATAACTGGTCTAATCATTTACAACTATGTTATGGAATGATGAATTTATTGAAAAGTTTTGGACTTAAATCTCAATTAACTTTAGTAGGCGCGTTTGGTCAAGCTGATACACAAACAAAACGTGATGCTATAGTTGATAGAGCCGCTGTCTTAATTAAGGATTATATTGATGATTTTGTAGTAGTTGAAATGTGGAATGAATATAAAGTTAATCATGCTGAACGCGCATGGTTACGTAATATGGCTAGAAGATTACAAAGTCAATTACCAGCAGGATTTCCAATTGGATTATCTTCTCCTGATTGTGTAATGGGTGGAAATGCTTCAACTCAAGAAGTATTAGCAGAAATTGAAGCTATGTATGGTGGTGATAGTGGAGCAAATACTTTAATCATTCATAATACACGTCCTGAACCAATTTGGCGCGCTGAAACATTACGTCAAATTGGCATTATTATGGCTATTGTAGAAGGTGAACCTCGCGGTCCTGGTGCTAGTGCCGGAGGTGATATAATTGACCATAATGTATTAGGTAATGATTATTTATCAGCGATTCGAGCGCGTGCTAAGACTTATACTGCACATAGTATGCCTGGTATTTGGGGTGGTCATTGTGACCCTAGATGGAATTTTCAAAATAAATGGAAGAATGTTTGGGAGGTAACTAATTGGAATAATATAGCAGATAATTTTAAATCAATTCGTGAAACAGGTGAACCTATAGGGGGAGAAATGCCATTACCAAATCGAGGTGAAGTATTCCAATTTTTACAATGGTTAGATTGGTTTTATACTGCACAGGAAGGATTACAGAGAGAAGCTGGTTTAGTATTTTTACGTAGAAATGACGAAGGTATTATTGTAGGAGCTAATGCAGATTTGGAAGGCGTAGCAGCATGGGGATATGATGTTTATATAGCACAAAGAACATCAGGTAAATCTCATGAAGAAGCTCAAGAAGAAGTTAGACGACAGATTGAAAATTCTGGGGAATGGAAGTCTAAACATCCATAATCATTCCTTAGCAGTTAAAATTATAACTTCTTTGTCAGTTAAACCGAGTTTACCTATTTCTATGTTTAAAATAGGAAAATAAACTGAACCTGCTTTAAAATAAACCTCCTTTTGATTTTCAGATTCTCGTTTAACATACAACCATTTTAGTAGTTCTTCGCCTGTCATTTTATCCTCGTTTTAACTAAATCTTCTAGGGTTTCAAAATCAGGAGCTTTTATATAACCACTGAATTCAAATCCAATCATATGATTATAATTGGAAACAATATAATATTCTGTTCCATTTTTAGCCCTACACCATCTATTAAGTATATCTATAGTTTCAATTTCATATCTAGAACGTAACCATTCAAGACTTTGTGTTAAATTAGATGAAAGAACTGCAATTGGTTTTTCCATTTTAATCTCCTATTGATAATGCGCGTGGTCGGACTCGAACCGACATGCTTTTCAGCGACAAATTTTAAGTCTGTTGTGTATACCAATTCCACCACACGCGCTTGATTAATTATTCTACCTCAGAATTAGGGTCATTAAATACTACTGCTTTAATAGCCCACATTGCAGTTTGTTCATTATTAGTTAAAGCGATTGATTGATGACGAGATTGTGGACAAATCTCTTTAATCAATCTTTCACCCTCACTAAAATGTTCTCTAAGTTTATTAATTTTCTCTAGTCCCTCTGATGATGGTTTGTGATATGCGTAAGGTTTGTCAATCATTTTAACTCCCAATATTTGGAAAATCTGCCCTTCTAACGTTAGATGCACGCGGTCCTTTTCTACTATTTTCTTCCTCAAATTCAACTGGAACTAAATTCTTTTCTTTCATATCAACTTCTAAATCTTTCCAATGTCCACTGAAATCACTCCTGTGAAAGAAATAGTCCACTTTACCACAGCGGATAAAACCGAATCCTTTTTCCGCGACTAATCTAATTACTTCACCTTTCATTTTGTTTACCACTCCTCTATTGTAATTTCAGTATCTTCATCTATTTTACTTAATCTAATTCCATCACCCATCATCCGATATGTATAAAATTCACTACCTACACAATTTAAAACTTCTTCTAAAACTTTAATTAATTCTGTTGGATTTTTAACCTTCATTCTAGTTTCATCTTTATAACCTGCATTTAAAACTAATTCATCTGAATTACAGTTAACTACTATGTTAATCATTTTGTTCTTCCTTTTCTTTTCTCATTTTAATTGCATCATCTAATATCGTATGCCATACATTTTTTCCCCAACCATCTAGCATACAATATTTTTGAACATATTCATGTGCATCAGACAATCTTCTACTAGTATCTTCATTTGCATGTGCATGTCCTATTTCTCTAGACAACCACTCAATAATTTCATATCTATTATTAAATATCATTTTATCTTTAAGAGAATTCATTTTTGTTTCCTTTCTTTTATTTCAGATAAATTTTCCTTTATCATTTTTCCACAATTAGAACATCTATCTATATTAATAGGATTCCAATTTCTACAAAATGAACAGCACCATTCAATCATTTCTGTTTCCCCTCATTTAAAAATAACAAAGAACATCATTTCACCTGTTGGTTTACCATTTTCATCCTTAATTTCAAATAATGTTTTTCCTTCAATATCATATATAATCATTTCTCTATGATGAATTCTTTTTGCTTCATCTGAGGTTAATTTTACAGCATAATAAGGATATGGACTTCCAATATTATATTCATTTTCATCATCTTGGATAATAGTCATTTCTGTTTCCCCTGTAAGTATCGTTTCATTTCCTCAAATACAGCATCAGGCATTTCATAAATAACCTGATTACCCATTGATTTAATTTTAATTTGGCCACCTGCTTCAAGTGAATTAGCACAATCAACCCATTCATTCAGATTACCATGCATCCAGTATTTTTTGAGTAATTGTGCTTGACTGATTGAATGCGTATCGCGTATCAATAATTCCTGAATCAGAATAGCTTTTCTAGTTGCATTACTAGTTTCTTTGTTTCCTACTTTATTCTGTGTAACCTGTCTAATTCCTGATATTAATTTTTCACCAATTTCAATTGCGAGTTTTAAAGATTCTAAATCTATTTCTAATTTAGGTTCTTTAGCTAAAGATAATAACATCGCCACTTTTAGAACACTATCTCCAAAACGATTCAATGTTCCTGTTTCATCTTTTACTTCTGATGCCTTAACTGTTTTTCTAAAATTAACATACCAATCATCATAATATTTTCCTACTTCAGTTAATTCATTATTTTCATCAGATAATTCTTTAAATGGTCCATTTAATTTAATTAGTTCTTTTAGATACCTAACTAATTCATCTTCATCTACTACAATACCTCGCCTAGCTAATGAATTAATTATTGATTCCTCTTTTTCATAAACAATAAAAGTGCGCGCGAAAAATCCACCCTTTAAATCTTTCATCTCAAAAAATTCATCGGAATGTGCTGCATTAATTCCACCGAATAATGTAACAGTAGGGTCTTTAAGTTTAAATGTTTCCATTTTTAATAATGAACTATATTCACCTTCCCAATAATTTCTATCATATAAATCAGTTAGAATGGTTAATGCAGCAGGGTCAGTAACCAATGATGAACTTAATTCCGATGCATTAATATAGCCTACTGATTTAACATTTACGCGGCCACCTGGCTCGGTTTTTGCAGTCCCTAGTTCCTTTAGGATTCCCTGAATTGATGAACGACCTATAATGAGGCGCGTGTTATTAACTTTCTTAACTAATCGTTTAGACAAATTTATAGGTGGTCCTTTCTTCAGACCTGAATCAGCATGAAGAATACAATATATATTTGGATAGAGATTATATTTACCGCCTCTACTAATCCATATATTGTCCTTTACTACAGCTGATATGGTTACTAAACCTGACCACATCCAAAATGATGTAGGAGACTCCATATCTGAATGCATGTTGATTAGCTTGTCCAGCCATGACATTACTACCCCTATCTTCTGTGAAATTCCTTTAAATCTCTTAGAGTTTTTACCATGACATTTTCTATTTTATCCTTAATTTCCTCTTTAAAATCACACATCAAAGAATGCGCGTGCAATGATTTTGAATCTAGTCGAATTTCAAAATCATATTTTTCATCTAATAGAATTCGTTTGAGTATAATCATTTTGATTCCTCAGAATGGAATGTCATCGTTGACGTGTGTATTATAATCCTGTGATTTTCTTTTTTCTTCAAATCTCTGTTCTTCAAATCTCTGAATATCTTTTATTAACAAAGGAATTTTAGAGCAAATTTCAATTAGAGAATCTCCTTCTACTGAATGAACTGGACCAGCTTGTAGAGGATTATTTATATTTCTCTCAATTATTTGAAGTAAGTATTTTCTCATGATTCAACTTCCCCATACGCCTCAAGAACATTAGCAGTAATTCTCATTACTTCACAAAATTTCTTATTATATATAGGTAAATTATTAGGAATAAGTATTACTCCCATATGAACCATACTAGCAACGTGAGATTGTGACAATACCATAATTAATTCAATTAACCACATTGAAGCAGCATTTCTATCTTCTTGA